GTAAAGCATTCGTTTCTTCTCTTTGCGATAAGGGTTGTCTTCCCTAGCTTTCTCTTTTACCCTGCGACAATCTTGACAATAGTCCCCCCGGTCTTGATGAAGTTTTTGACATTGCAAACATGGTCTAGGGAATCTCATTCAGGTAGAACCGCCTAGCGAGCAGGAGGGGTAGCTCAATAAATAATTCTTGTTGGGTGTATATCGTATCCTTCTTGATTACCTCGGCATCTCTAATCTGCTCGGCACTAAAGCTCAGCCCGAAGCTCCAGTCATCATTCAGCATCATCAGGTGATTGTCCTCAGTCTCAAAGAACTTGAGCTTGCGTGAGGCGATGTGAACTGTCTGATAGGGGAAGGCCTGCCCTTTCCAGTTGTGCTTGACCTCTACCTCGATGCCGATGGTCTTGCCGTCTCTCTCGGCTAGTAGGTCGATGCCGTATTGGTCAGGGTTTACTTTTGCTTTGTATCCCCTGTCTTCAAGCCAGCGTAAGACTTTATCCTTTGCAGGATCGTCTGTTTTGTAGAGAGTCGGGTCAAAGGGTTTCATTTGTCTGTCGAGTAGAAACCTTTGCCGTTGAACTTGAATGATCGGAAGTTGTAATCCCTAACCATGTCAGCTTTGCAATGAGCGCAGATTGGGGTTAGGACTTCTTCTTCTATCCCTGCGTGGATGGTTATGGTCTGCTCACAGGTGTTGCACTTGTAGTCATAGGTTGGCATTACTGTTTCTTTACTTCCCCTGCGAACGGCGTGTTCTTCTCTAGCTCGATAGTCAGGATGCCGCAGGTGCTATCAAGTCCGTTAGAGCGTCTGAACCAATCGCTCGACGCATCCATCGTGGGACACTGAACCCAGAACTTTGAGCCGTTGCCGTCGTTTCTTTGACCAAGCTCTTCGATGCGCAGATGATGAAAATGCCCGGTCAGGAGCGTGTCACATGGTTGAGACCATTGTGCGCCGAAAGAAGCTGATGCCCAGTGCTTTGGTATTCCTTCTGGCCTTGATGCTTGGTGTCCATGCATCACGCCGATTGTGTTGACTCCGTATTGAAATGCGAAGCCCTCGTCGTGTGGCTGTGGGATTAGGTATTCAACATCCATCCCTAGTTCTTTTGTTACCCTGCGTAGCTGTTGGAGGATGACGATGCCCCAGTCATCCAGTCCCGGCCTTCCTACCTGCTGACCCTTGAATCGGTTTTGGCAATGGTTAGAAGCAACTGAGCCGTAGGTGACAGGTGCGTATTTGTGCGCCCGCTTGATTAGGTCAAGCATTAGCGAAGTGGCAACATCCACCTGCTGCATAGGGGACAAATCATTCGATTCGAGCTGGTTGAAGTGTGCAGCATTTGAGAAAGACTCGATGATGTCACCGATGTCCATGATAAAGATGCGCTCATACTTGCCTGACTTCATCTGTTGCTCGATGCGCTCATAAGAACGCATGACTCTAGCGATGAGTTCTTGTGTTCCGCCTCTTGAGCCTGTCTTGCCTACTTGAAAGTCTGAGGGTGCAACTATCAAAGCCTTCTCGGTTGGCTTGATTTCTTTTCTTTTACCTGCGCCCTTGCGAGCTTCGGACATAAGAAGCGGCAGGTCGATCTCTCGGTTCTTCTTGCGGAAGGTGAAGCGATAAGAGACTAACCACTCGCCGCCTTCTCGCTGTTGCCAGCGTGAGGTTCTGATCGGCGGAATGATGTCAATGTCACTAGGGTCAATGCCTGCGCTCTGTAGAAACTCGTCAAAGTTTGCAGGTTGCGTTGCGTAGCCCGGTGTTGTGGCCTCGCCCTCAAGTCCGTCAAACTCGATGGCAGGTCGGAAGTTCGGTTGCGCTGTAATCTTTGGCGCAGGTTCTAAGTTCTCTAGCATTAGTTGTAGCAGGAGCAGAGTTCCCTGCGATGCCTTCCGATTGCTTCGTTGGACAATTGCACGCCCCTCTGACTCAGGGCAACAGAGAGACCTTTGTCACTCCATTTGGTTTTGTTCGCAAGAGCTTCGGTCAGGATTTTCTTATCCCCTGCATCCATGCCCTCAAGCGTGGCTCTGGTTTTGCATCTGCGTTTTCCTGTGACTGGCTCAAGACCCTCTAGCATTCTTCATCCCCTTCTCTAGTTCGGTCAATGCAAAGTTCTCAGCGATTGCTGCAGCCTCGTCAATGTCATCCTGAGTTAGCGGCTGATTGAACTTCTGTAAGAGTAGCTTGGACATTTCGACTCTGACAGATAACACTCCTAGCTTGATGCCCTGTGCGATTAGAAACTTTGAGTGGTCATTCACCTTGTCTTGGAAAGCCCACAGCTTCATTAGGTCTTCTGGTTCGTAGTTTTCCATCAGATGCTCAAATCATTCTCGTCAGCGATTAGGGATTGCACTATGCGTTGCAGGGTTGGGTTCTGCCAAGTGTGATCGGCAAGCGAGCCTTCGATGAAACGAGCTAAGTCTTCCCGGATGGAGTCAAGGTCAGAAGACCAAACTAAGTTCGGATCACGCAGTAAGCCAGCAGCCTGTTTGAAGTCGGCAGCTATTCTCAGTTCTCTTCTAGTAGCCATTGCGTAAGCTCCGGGTTTTCCTTGAGGACCATGAGAATCGGGTTCTCCCAAACGCTAATGAAATGGTGTTCCCATTCCTCATATTCCATTTTTTTGGAAGGCGAATCGTTCTGGAAAATAAACCGACAGGCGTGAAGTAGCTCATGAAAGACTGTGACTCTCTTTTTGCTCTCTCCAAGCTCTCGGTCAATGACGATAATGTTTCGGGAATCTTGTGTGTAACCTGCACTTGAATCGGCGAGTAGCGGGTCATCTTTCTGGGTGAGTTGAACGATGCGGTATTGCTGGAATCCAATTTTGACAACATCAGGACACCTTGACATTCTGAATTTCCTCTAGTGCTTCTCTAAGGTCGGACAGGTAGATGTAGTCACCATGCTGGTTACCTGTGTGGTGTAAGTCTATGGCTTTCCAAAAGACTTCGGCTTCTAGCCTTCTGCCTTCTCTTAGCCCTGTTTCGTAGGCTGCCATGCAAGCCTTGTGGATGGTTTCTTGGAACTCGCTATTTGTCATCTTCTGCCCCTGTCTTTAGTAAAAGTATTGCTATAAGTAAAGTATTGACCACCGACAATATGAGAATGTATTCAAGCATCTTCGCCCACCTCATCTGCTACTTGGCGGATCGGCTCTAGCGGGACATTTATCCCATGCGCTCGCTCGTTCTTCAGGTGTGTCTCTAGGCTTTTGATTTTCTCTAGCCTAAATCCACCCCAACGGCGGTCATCGGTTTCGACAATCGGTGCTGAGGTAAGCCCTAGCTCAAGGAATCTGTCAACAGCTTTCGGCGACTTGTCGAGTCGGCGTGTCTTATAGATGATCCCTCTGCGGTCGAACTCACGCTTTGTGGTTTCGCATTGAACGCAGTTTGGCTTGATCCATAGGGTTATGGTCATCACAGGTGCGCCCCTGTCCTCAAAGCAATCTCTTTGCGCTCGTCTTTGATGATGTCTAGGCACTTGTCATAGCCCTTGCGCTCGACCTTAGTCATCTTTACCCGGTCAGCCATGAGCTGAGTTCTCATTGACAGCCAAGTGGTTGCGTATTGTGCCCCTTCCTGAATCCCATGACGGAATGCCTCGTCTAGTTCGTATTCGAACAGTCTGTCTGCAATCCAAAACTTGATGTCTCTCCAAGTTGCTCTCATGCGTTCTCTCCCATTAGTTCTTTGGCAGCCCAGCGCAGTGCGTCAGCTAGTGCAGGGTTGCCTTTGTTGTGTGCGTGGTTAGAAAGCTCCTCAAGAGCTTCGATGCAGGATTCAAAACCTCTGCTGAATTGAGCCATGCCGTAAAGGTCAATCTGGCGATCAACATGGTTTCTAAATTCTTCTACTGTCATTTCTTTTCCCCTGTATCGTAGTTGTCTTCAGAGAAGTTGACTCCGAAGTGTGCCATTAGTGCGGCGATAAAAAACGGAACGCAGAATGCAAGTCCTAGTAAGTCCATTAGTTGCCCCTTCCGGGTGAGGGCCTAAGCCCCCACCTTTCTTGAAAACCATTGGTTGAGTCTGCGCTCACTAATTTCGTATTCAGCATCTACTAGTTGGCCATTGACAAAGAGCTTGCCAAAGTAATAAAAATCAGTTCTTTTGACATCTCTGTTTCTGATAACTAGCCAGTTGTCTTCTGCTAAGAAAACTCGGTTGCCCTGCTTGTTTGTGTAAGTGCCGTTGAAGCTCTGGCGGTTGTTGCTTGTGTATTGTCCGATTGTTGTTGTCATGGTTTTCTTTCCTTTCTTGCCTTGACAAGAATCAGGTTATCCCAGACATGGGGGCAGGGAAAGGGTGAAACCTGTGTCGTTATCTAATCGTTATAGAGGCAAAACCCTGATAATTGCGCCTGTTTCCCGGTCATCGTTATAGAACTTACGGGCTGAAATCTCGACAACTTGGGAGTCATCGCCCCAAATGAGGCCTGATTGCCCTATGCCATCGAGACAGCCCCTGAGGAGCTTATCGGGCGGTCAGAGATCGGGCGGCACTATTGGCAACGCCCGATCTTTTATCCTCACAGTCTTAGGTCGCTCTAAAAAGAAATCCACCTCGACCCGAATAGGACCGAGATGGATGTTCTGGTTGGTGAATGGTTGACAAGCATCTTCAATAGCCGCTCGCCATTTTTTTAGGTTAGCTGATTGAGCCTCGACAATCCTGCCGTTGAATACACGCTTAGACCCTTGAGGGGTCGGTCTGCCGTAAACATGAAGTTCAATCACCCCTCTAGTTTAGAAGGGCATTTCCGATCTGGTGATGGTCGGGTTGTTTATGTTGATTGCAGCGACTTGCTTTGGGACATTGTCCCGGCCTGTGAAGCTCTCAATCTTGACCGACAGATCACCTGAGACCTCTAGGGTTTCCCCTTCTCTTACCTGTTCCTTAGTCCAGACTGTCACCCATTGGGTGCGCTCCTCGCCCTTCTTGTCTTTGTATTTCTCGACACCCTTGAAGCCATAGTTTTCGATAATACGAGCTACTTGAACTGTTGCTTTTACTCTCATTGTGTTGCCTTTCTATGCGCCTCATTGACGCAATCTTGGTGACCGCAGGTTCTCTCGCCTTTCATAACAAGACTGCCGTCTTCTCTTATTGGGGTGACCATATCTTCGGCATAGTTTCCTTGCCAAATCAGACAGTCACCTATCTTTGTTTGTTTCCTTGCCCTGCAAGATTGACAAGTGTCGGGGTTCTTGCGGGTCAAGAGTATCTCCCAGACTATGCCACAGCGGGGACATTGTTTCTGCATGCGGTTAGCTTAGCCAAGTTCTTCTGCCTTTGCTCGGCAGCAGGGTAGACACATAGCAATAACCTCGCCATGCACGCAGTAAGGGACAGGTCCAAAAACAGCCTCAGACATTTCTTTGAGGTAGTCATCATCCTGTCTTGCGAGTCGGTCTTCTTTTGAGAATGCCACTATGTGCTTCGGTTCGAGCCAAGTCACTCGCTCATCTTTGCGAGCGGTGTGAAGTGCTTTTAGGGCAATCTCATAAGGAAGAAACCCGATCACTGCGAACCAAGCGTCAAGAATATCCTGACCAATCTGGCGGTTGTCAATAGCTGCCACCTCTCGGAGTAAGGCAGCGCATTCAGTCTTGAGCATCGGTTTCCTTCGCATACTTCATCAGGGAATCCCAATCGGTTTGCTTCTTCTTCTTCCTGAGTTCAGGCAATGGCCCGTTTTCCCAAGCGTCAGCATTGAGCCAAGTTGCGGGGTGCTTGATAAATCTGGTCTCTGGCAGGTTGGGGTCTTGTGCATAACGCAACACGCCCGCAAGGATGTCCTCGAAGCTTGCTCGATTGAGTGCCGACCTGAATGCTTTTAGTGCAGCCCTCTTATCAGACTTTCTCGGATACTCTTTCCAGAAGTCATCAAACAACTCACTCACAAGAGAATTACTTAAGGTTTCTCTTAAGGGTTCTATAAGGGATTGCACGCCAACAGGTGTCACCCCTTGCTCTGTATTTGTCACCCCTAACACTGTATTTGTCACCCCTTGCTCTGTTTTTGACACCCCTGCAAGTTTTACAAAGTAAAGATTTGACTTGTATTTATTTCGAGTCGGTGCTTGTTGGTAGTGAACCTCAAGCTCACCAATCTGCACTAAGTATTCGATATCTCTTTGAACAGATCTCTCTGATGCGTTAGCCATTCTTGCCAAAGTTGCAAGCGAGGGCCATGCGCCTAATTCGCCCTGATGATCTGCTATTGCAAGAAGAACCAGTCTCGCTCTGCCGTCAGCTTTGGACTCACGCCAAACTGCGTTCATAATTTCAATGCTCAATGTTCCTCAATTCCTCGGCAATCGCTTAGAATTGAGACTGCCGATAGTCGTAGTATCGGTGAGGGTCAGATTTCGGTCTGGCCCTCTTTTATTTTACTCTACACTCACCCGCTGAAATGCTGCCTTAGCCGTTCTGTCTCTTGCTCCGCCTGCCCAACGACCTGCATGAAAATAGAGTTTCTTCATTGCGTCTAGTTGGTCTTGATTGCGCTTGCGTTCTGACAGGTCTTTCTTTTCTTCCCTTGCCTCAATGTTCAAGGCTCGCTCTCGCATCTTGCGAGCTAGTTTCTCGATGTCCATTCTTGCCCCTTCTTTAGATCAGATAACTTGGTGGCTCTGTTTCTACCTTGCTACCATCCTCGGACAATTTATACCAAGTCAAATGCGGTGCGTCAAATACCGGGCTAGAAAAGTCTTCCCATGATGCCAACTTATGACCATAATCCCTAGCCTCGGCTGCCACAGTTGCGTCAGCCTCCATCGCAAAGTTGTATTCAGGGCAGACAAGAAGCAGATTGTCTAGCCTGTCTAAGAGCTTTGACCCCCCTGATTTTCTGTTCTTTCTATGGTGATAAGTCAGATTTTGAGTCCTTCCGCAATGCCAGCAATGATCATCCCGGTCATTTACTATCCGTTTAAGTCTTTCTGGGGTCACAGAACGCCTCCTAAAGGCTTTACAGGTTCGAAACAGGTAAAGATAGCTTCTAGGGGTCTAATGCCCTGTAATCGCATCCTACGCCCTTACAGCCTAGTTTCCTGCTGTATCAGCTTTGCCTGCGTGGAGAGGACAATTGTTGCCGTCTCGATTGACTTTATTTTCTGCCTAATTCGGGAAAGCTCGGCCTTCCTCAAATCCCTAGCTAGCCTCAGATTAGCCGACTCTAGTTTGGCGATGGCTTCCCGGTCTCGAACAGTTCCGGCAGCTTTTATGTAAGCCTTCTGCTCGGCTAAATCCAAATCGTATTCGGCCTCAGCTAATGCTTTCTCGGCCTCGAACAGCGCAGTCGAACCCTTAGAGTTCTCCGCTATCAGTTCCGCTAGTTGTTTCTGGATTTCCTGTATCACTCAACACCCCTAACAGAAGCTCGATGAGTTCCCTGTTCCAGAACTGAGCTTCACTTTCCTGTCCTCGAAACCTTGCCACCAGATACGCCTCCTCCAGCTCTTGTAGTTTGGCTCTCTTCAAATCGCTGAGCATAAAGTTTCAACCCTTCTAGGATTTCCTGAGAAGCGTTGTTGGCTTTAGCTTGTGCATAAAGGTCTCGCAGTTCTTCGATTGTGCCAAGACTACCAGCTCTTTCGAGCCAATCCATCCTTGCAACCTTTTCCATTTCTTCCCTGCTTGCAAGTGAGTTGTTCTTATTCATTGCATAGCCGATGACCATCAAGGCTCTACCGATTGCAGAAGTCTCTGCGTTGGGAAGTGCTGCGACATTGTTTGCCCCACCTGTGCCGTCAACCTCAGCAGCGAAACCAGTTCCCTTCGGAAGAAAATTAGCTTGGTCTCCAGCCGTTAGAAAAACATCAGCTTTGACAACCCATTGCGTCTTGCCGTTGCCCATGTCTTTGCTTTCAACCAATGCGGTTGTGATTCTGCCGTCTGGATAGTCAGCGTGAAACTGAGCCAACCTCTCTGCGACAGTTGCATACTGTGTTAGGTCAAACCTAGCCATTATTTCTTTCCCTTCTTGACTACTAGATAGGGGAGACCTTCTCCCTTTGCCTGCCTCGATGCTATGCGAACTTTCTGTCCGTCAACTTCCATGTAGGCGTGTTTAGCTCGACCCATTGCATCGAGAACCTGTGACTTGATTAGGCGCAGTTCTTCCGCTGCCTCGTCATACTTTGCCTGTGCGTTTGCAAGGTAGTGCAGAGAGTCAATCTCAACCTCAGTCTCGTCAATCAGCGGGTGCTGGTAACGGACAGCCTCATAAGTTGACTCTGAGCCATCCCACTCAGGTCGCTGATCTGCGAACATACAAGCCTGAAAGTCAATCGCCTTCTGTCGAGCGATGTCAATCTCAAAATCATCACGCTCAATCCAGTAATCGTGCCAAGTCATTCCTGCGACTGCGACAAGAGCGGCTTTCTTTAGTCCGAGAATGTCGAGATACCACTGCACTTGAGCGTAGTAACCAGCAGGCAACTCTTCCCAAGTCTGTCGGCCTGTCTTGACTTCAATCACGATCCACTCGCCAGTCTCCCGGTTTCGAGCCAACGCATCGGGGTTAGCGTGACGGAACGGAATCAGGGCATCTTGGTAAGTGCCAGTCAGGAAGACTTCATACTCAGAATGCTCCTCTGACCAGAGCTGCAGGATTGGCAACTCGAACGCCTTGCCGAATCTGATTGCCCAGTTCTCTTCAATCTGTGAGGGTATCTTGCCTGTCTTCTTTGCCCATAGTGCGTAGGCAGACTCAAAGGGATTCAGCCCCATGATGGTCGAAATCTCTGAGCCTCCGATTGAGTCCTTGCGAGCGTTGTGCCACTCGTCAGAACCAGCTTCAAAGACTCCGAGTAGGGTTGCGTTGTTGAACTTCTCAGGTGCGTGTGTTTTGAACATGGTCATAGTTTCTACCCTGCGTCTGACATTTTCAAATTAGGCTATCGGGATGGGACATTTCGACCAGAAGCACTACCGCTTGCTAAAGGCTATTCACGCCGCTGGCGGTGTCCCATGTGAGGACTTCCCTGAGCTTTTCTATCCGGAGGAAATCCGAGACGAGACACGCCGAAGGCTGTCTATAGTCATCGCCAAGAAGCTATGCGATACCTGCCCTGTCAAGGCCGAGTGTTTTAGGTATGCGGTTGAGTCGGGTCAGAAGTATGGGATTTGGGCAGCGACTCTACCCTCTGAGCGTTAGTCCTTCTTGAAGGCTACTGAGGTCAAGATTGAGAGAAGCCCTGCGCCGAGTGAAACCGATGCAAGCGAAACCCAGTCAATAGCAAACAGGCCGATTGAGCCTGTGCCTAGAACAGCGATTGCAGACTGAGCAACTGTCTTGATTGCTCTTTCCCCTGCGTAGCTCCAGAACTCTAAACTAAATATCCTCATCATGTGCCTTTCTAGTTTTTACATCTTCGTAAGTTGCAAATGCAGTATAAGCGGTCAGGATGATAGAAATCAAAGCCACTCCGCCAATGATTAGTTCTCGGCTAACTGAGGAATCAGAGCGGTAGGTCAATGCCCCAAACAGGATCATGAATGCAGACAGGGCAAAAGATAAATAGATAAGTCTTCTGCGGTGTTTCCAGCTAGGCACTTAGTCGCTCGTCAATGAAGGTTTCAGGGTCAAAAACAACCCCAAAAGTGACTGATGTGACTTTAGGTCCAATGGTCAGGTGCAAGTGTGCGCCTCTAGATGCAGAACCAGTATTCCCAACCTTGCCGATTGTCTGACCTTCTTTTACCCTGTCACCAACTTTTAGCGTTGGCTTTTCCTGAAGGTGACAGTAGCCGATGAAAACAGTTCTGCCGTTAATCTCATCCCAAGCTGACTGCACCAGAACATGACCAAGTATTGAAGACCATTTGACCGCTTGAACTGTTCCCGCTGCAACAGCAGGAATCGCCTTGCCTTCCTTCGGTGCGTAGTCAAGACCTCGGTGTGCGGTGAGTCTCCTCGCCGTTGTTCCGAAGCGTGAGGTTATGAGTTTCTTTGAGAAGGGATGTCTCATCTAATCAAGGCCCAGAGCGCTGCAATGAAACCTGTGATGCCCGAACCGAGAGCGGTAAAGACCAGCTTCTCAATCCACTCCATGCGAGCGAGTTTCTGCTCTACTCGATTCATGCGGGCAGGTAAGTCTTTGAGGTTTTTGATATCGGCAACTAGCTCAATCTGCACCGATTGAACCTCGATGAGCTTTTCGTAGATGTCTCGTTGCGTTATGCGAACGCCGTTTGTTTCCTCAGCCATTTGTTACTCCTGAATCGGTGAGGCGATTCTGCCGTCTTCGATTAGGTAAGCTTCAGGGTTTATTTGTAGGGCAAACTCTATTGCTTGCTCTTGAGTAATTTCTCTGTAGTTCCAAGCAGATAGCTCATCAGTTGTAAAATCGCCTGTCACATAGCCCAGTATGTCATCGCCATTTTCAGCCTGTCCGTCAACCCATCCTCCCTCAGCGTGACCACCAAGCTTAGCAATTGTCGGTTCAGGGCCAGTAATTTTTTCTGGATTAGTAATGTCTAAGTTCCAAATTGCGTATTTCATAGACCTAGCTCTTTCTTGCTTTCCTGAACCTCAAGAACAAACTCGTCAAGAATACCAGCCTGTTGCATAGCCTCAATGTGGGCAGGATTGACTGAGACCCCACCGATTAACATTGCCCTAGCATTACCAGAAAGACGAGCCTTCCAATAGTCAGGCTGCGCTGCTTCAATTTCTTGCCTTGTGAATTTATGCTCAAAGCTGTTGTAAATTTCAAGTAGGTGAGCAAGTTCACGCTCAGCACCAATCATTGCGGTTCTGGTTTGTTCCAGACCTAGCTCTAATTCCTGTGCCTTTAGCTCTTTTAGAGCGTCACCTGTTTCCCTAAGCCTAGAGATTTTGAGTTCCTGTTTATCAATGTTAATTTTGGCGAGCTTGTATTTGTAAATCAAATCCTGTAGTTCGATGCAGGTTTGATAAAACTGCATTTCTGGAGTCGGGTGTTGACCGAGAACAAAACGCTCTAGCTGAAACTTTGAGCGTGGCTGTTGAACCTGTCTAATCACTCTTTCTATTTCTTCAAACATTAGAAAACCCCTGAGTCTGCCATTGCTGCCAATGCTCTTCTAGCTACTGACAAACCAGTTCCCAATGTGCTCCTTGTGTCGCTTGGGAATGCGAATTTATCAACAGTCGTAGTATCTGTCTCGCCACCGCCAAAGTATCCTGCCACAGCCGAATCTGCCATGCCTGCAAGTGCCGATCTTGCTACTGATAAGCCAGTTCCCAATGTGCTCCTTGTATCACTTGGAAATGCGAATTTATCAACAGTTGCTACAGCCACAGTTGTCAAACCGCCACCATAGTAACCAGCAGTTCCAGAACTTGCGAACGCTCCCATCAGCCTTCTTGCTGTAGAAAGCCCAGTTCCGAGACTTGTTCTTGTATCACCGGGAAAAGCAAACTTGTCAACTGTTGAATAAGTAGTTCCGCCATTTCTCATACCAGCAAAATAACCAGCAACCCCCACATCAGCCATACCAGCCGCTTGTTCTCCAGAGACCGATAGCCCAGTCCCCAATGTGCTTCTCGTTTCACCAGAAAAAGTAAGTTTGTCTACTGTGGCCACAACCGAAGCCTCTTCACCGCCGCCGTAATAACCGGCTACTCCTGAATTAGCCATAGCCGCTGTGTTATTTCTTGCAGCACTTAAAACAGTCGAAAAACTTGCTCTAGTATCATCAGGAAAAGTAAATTTTACAATTACATCAGTGTTTGCTGCCCTAAATCCTCCTCCATAATAACCAGCGACCCCTGAATTAGCCATTCCAGAAAGACCTCTAGTTGCAGTCGATAATCCTGTAATTGTTGATCTTGTATCACTTGGAAAAGCAAATTTGTCATGAGTAGTTTGATTTGTAGATGATGAAATACCGCCTATAAAATAGCCAGCGACCCCAGTTGGGCCAACTGGCCCTGCTCCTGCTCCCGCAACAGCAAGAACTCCTAAAGGAATAGGCATTATGCAGTTATCTTTCCAACTACTCGGTAGGTGTTAGCTGCAACCTTTTGAACAGTTGCGGCATTGTATTGCTGATCTATCTTGAAGGTGACTGCTGTCCCTGCTGTTCCTGCACCTGCCCATGAGGTTACGCCTGAGCCTGCAGCAATGACAACGGTTCCAGCGGCATCTCTCCAAATGTCTACCCTGTCACCGATTGAGAAAACATCGGAAACTGTGATTGTCGCAGCAGCGGTAGCCAATGAGTAAAGAGTGTCATTGGCATCGGTTGCAGCGATTGTGTAGGCCGTTGCGGTTGCAGCGATTGTGTTGACCGCCGGGGTTGTGTTGACAGGCCAGACCTGCTCCCAGTAAGTAGTAAATACCTCAATCTTGTTGGTGTCAGTTAGGTAGGACACCATGCCCTCGGTCGCTGTGCCGATGGCTGAGCCTCTTGCAGCTGATCCTGCAAAGACCATGACTGCTTGGTCTTGTAGGTAATCCTGAACATTCGCAGCGGTTAGAACCTCACCTGCGGTAAATACTTTACGGCCTAAACCTGCCATGTTTCTCCTATTAGAAGGCTAATGCGTTGCCTGCGTCTAGCTTACCAAACTGAGCGTCATCCAAGACCAAGAGGGCAAAGTCAAGTGTCGAGAAGCCTAGAGACATTATGTGGTTGTCTAGGTCAATCGAGTTGTCAATGCGGATGATTTCAGCGTATTTGGAGATAGCCGGGGCAATGCCATTAGGGGTGAATTTGATTTGGACAACATCGCCGATTTCTAAGCCGAGCAGGTCGCTCTGCTCCTGATCAGTCAGCTCATCAAGCAAGACCTCAACCGACTCAAAGCGGTATTCAGGCTGTGAGTATTTGTTTGCATAGAACTCGGCAAGCTCATCAACATCGCCGTTAGCGTTGATTAGAAGCCCGGTTCGGGTCAGGTTGAAGATTCCGTAAGTGTCTATTGACTCAAGGTCTAGCTTTGTCACCTCATAAGAACTTATCTCCGAGCTGACAACAATTTCATTCGCTAGAAGTTCTGATCCGTATTGCACCCTAAGCGACTGATACTTGATACCAGTGCCGTCATCGGCTAGGGTCACGCCTTGAGAAGTAGGAGCGGCAATGCGGTCTCGGAAGATTACATTTCCTGACTTACCGATGAAGAATGCACCGGGTTCGCTTCGCTCGACTAATCGCAAGTAGGTAAGGGCATTTGTGTTGTCAGCGATAGTGTCTGCGCCGAGTGTCATTAGCCCTGTGTCAACATCTCGAAGAGTAGAGGGCCAGTTGATTTCAGGCAGGTCAAGGATTGCGTTTATTCTTTCCCCTGACTTCTGGACTGAGTTTGTTCTTGTTGCGATTGTCTGAGTTGCAAAGGAAGATGTTGCATCCGAGCAAGCTGCCGAAGCCGTTGAGTCTCCGTTTGGCGCATAGGTCAGATTCCAGTCATCGACCAATCCGGCGAACTGAACAATGCCACCTGACGAGATTCTGACCTGACGCTTAGGCACTATCTGCCCTGCGTATGGGGAGAGTGCATACTCAGGGTCAAAGGTTCGGTCATTGTTGTTGAAGACTATGTTTGCCAACCCTGAGTCGAACTGGTCAAGCTGGCGGTTCTTGCCTCGCTGAATTGCAACCGACTGAACAAGGCTCGTCACATCGAAGAACAGAACACCTGCCAAAAGGTATTCAGTGTTGTTGAGTTTGCCCTTTATCGGATCGTCAAGGATGAAGTAAGGGCCAAGACCTGACGAGAGAATGTCAAATCCAAGCTCTACCTTTTGGACTGGCTGGCTCAATTTGTCGGACTCACTAGAACTTGACCACCAGCGGAAACATACTTGGTGATGGTGTTACCCAATGTCTTACCAACCATTGCCAAAGACTGCGTTGAATCGGTCTTGACATTTATGTTGATGATTGTGCCGACTGCGTTTGCGCCCTGCGTTCTTAAAAGCTCTGCCTGACTGCGGAACAGGTTGCGTGTTTCTAACGCTCCCATTGCAGCAGCGGTTTCGCCTCGGATTGCAGACTCGTTTGCGAACTGAGTTGCCGCTTCGATTCTTGAAGTCAGGTAAGCAAGAACCTTGTCAACATCTGAAAATGCGTCAATCAGGATTCCTGTTGCATCGTTGATCAGCTCAGCAGCAGCCGTAGCCCCGGCGGGGATGTCAACGAAAGGTCTTGGGGTTACTGCGCCGCCTCCGCCACCTCCGCCGCCACCGCCACCGCCTGACGGAATGCGTGGGGTTTGCACTGGTGCAGGGATGTTGATTGGTGGTAAAGAACCTCCACCCTGAATGCCCTTGAGCAAGTTATTGAACCTGTTTAGCTCACCTGCCGATTCTCTAATCTCATTCTTGATGCGGTCAAGGTTCATGTTGTTGAAGCGATTTAGCTCTCCGACTGTGGTTCGGATTGCAAGTTCGGTGCGAGCAAGCTCAGCTCTAACAGCAGCTACTCCGTTGATTGCTAGGTCTCGGTTTGCAGCGGTTGAGCTTTCTAGTGCGTATTCATACTGACCGAGCAGTCTTCTAAGGCTCTCAACCTGAACAGCGTTCTGAGCCTGTGCTTTGGTCATTCCCTCGGTGTTGACCTTTGATCCGTAAACCTGTTGTGAATAATCAGCCAAACTTGAGGTCAGGAGAACTGCGCCTGTCACCATAGCTGCGAATGGCAGAAGTTTGAGGGCTGCGCTGAAAGCTGTCGTTGTTGCGGTTGTGGTTACGACCTGCTTCTGTAGCAACACCATCGCTGCCTGAAACAGTCCGGTTGCAATTGTGACGGCTTTGTAGGTAACGACTAAAGCAGCGATTACTGAGGTGAATAGAACTATCGCATCTTTGTTCTGCACTACCCAACCGATGAAGTCAATAAGTGCTTTGATGCTGTCAATGATTGCGATGGTCAAATCTCTTAGGGTCTGTGTTCCCTCTGGTGAGGCGAGCCAGCGAGTGAAGTCTTGAATTGCAGGTAAGACCTCGGTGCGGAAGATTTGAGCGATTTCAGCAGCAGCTGGAGCAAGAGCCTTCTCCAGCTCTGGGGTGATTTTGATTAGTTCGTTTGAGAACTCTTGGAAGACAGGAAGAAGGGCAGCACCGACAGCCTCAGAGATGTTGTCAAAGGCCAGCTTCATCTTGTCTGATGCTTTAGCTGTAGCCTCGGCAGTTCCGCCGACCTGAGTTTCGATAGCAGAGAGAATCATGTTCTGAGCTTCGAGAACTTGTCCCGACTCGACCATGACCTTTATCTTGTTTCTTTCCTCCTGCGTGAAAGTAACACCCGATCTAGTTAGGGCTGTAAGGCCTTTGATGGGGTCTTGCAGGGCTTTTCCGAGCTGAGTTGCGTTAGTCTCTGCCGAGCCAAATCCAGCGGCTGCTAGGTCAATTGCAGCCATTGTTGCCCGGTCAAATGCTCCGCCTGTTTCGTCTGCGCTTTGAGCTAGGTTCTTGAAGGTTAGGAGTTTGGCCTGAGCTTGCTTGATGACTTCAGCGTCAACCGCTAGGGATAGTTCGTTAGCCTCGGCAAACTCAATGATTCTCTGAGTGACTGCAGATGTCTGCGACCCAAACAGGTTCATTGACTTGGCAACCTGCTCAAGTCGGTTGTTAGCCTGTGCGACATTCTCGGCAGCAGCTATTGAGTCTGCGCCGAACTTGATTAGTGCTGTGGCAGCAGCAGCGGTGGCAGCGGTAACGGCAGCGAACGCAACGCCTACGCCTTTGCCAAAGTCTTTGAACTCATTGAGGGCAGACTTGACACCCTTGTCATCCCAGACAGATTTGAGGACTACATTTACTGCCATTAGTCAAACTTCCTGTTCGCTGTTCTGTAATAGGTTGAGACGATGCCGTCAATTCTTTTCTCGTATTTTGGCAAGTCTTTTTCTACCGAAGGCCAAGCAATGCGTGATGCCGACCTCTTGAGGATGCCTGCTGCTGAGTTAAGGTTGGCGATAAACTTTCGACCTGCCTCAGCTGGGGTTCTGCGAGCATAGGCAACCAAGTCACCTGATGCTGTGCGCCTTACAACCGGGGTAGTTCCGCTTCTTCTTTTACCCTGCCCGACATAAGCTCCTGATCTACCAGCCATGTCGAAGATGTTGACGGCTGCGGAGTTGATGCGAACGGCTACTAGAGATGCATTCAGGCTACTTCCGCCAGCCCTGAGCTTTGACCTGACAGTCGTTGAGTCAATGGGCTTGCCCTGTCCCCAAGCGGTCACGCCGTAGTGACTAATCATTCCGCTCAGCGGGGTCACTGTTCTGATTGCGCTCTTGATTGTCTGTGCGGCATCAGTTCCAACGAATTTGATGTCTTTGACAAATTGCTTTCTGAGGTCAGGCTCGATGTCATTGAGGTTGCGCTTTAGCGTTCTAATGTCAGATGCGCTGACTGTAGCGGTTGTTTTTATCATCGAGACCTCTGGTCAATTCTACCTAATAGAAAACCGACCCCGAAGGGTCGGTCTCTACTTCTTGCTAAGTTCTTGCGCTCTCCAGATCAGGAAGCGGCCCATTGTCCAAAGCATTCTCTCGTCAAGTTTTAGTAACTCAAGCGGGCTGATTTTGAACTCATAGGCAATGTTTACTAAATACCAATGAGCCGAGCTATCGCCAAGCCCTTCTATGCTTTTGGGTCAACTGCTCCGATTGAAGCAACTGTTTCAACCCAAGCGTCAAAGCCTTGAGTTGTTTGCTTCTCTCTGGTTAGAGCTGACCAAGCGAGCCAGAGCAGGTGGGTAACTTTACCTTCCTGCCCTAGCTTCGCAATGCTGATGTTCTGCTCGGATTCAAACTTAACCATGTCAGCCATGATTATCTTGACATCCTTTTTGGTCTCGTCATTGAACTCGACCTGTAGCTGCATCCTCATCTTGGTTTCCTTTCTTATTTAGTTATTTAGGTGGTTGCTCGGTTGACTGCACCTGTGATGGTCCAAGTCAAGTTCTGAACAGCCAAGTCTCCTACTGCGCCCGATACAGGGGCAATGTTGTCAACTAGAACTGTGAACTCGTATTCAGGAGTAGAAGTTCCGGTTGGAGTTCCAGCAGGGTTGATGGTGACTGTTGCGATGGTGTTGAACAGGTTGTAAAGAACGCTGTCCAAAGCCGTTGAAGCGTAGTCGTTGTGCATTGACAGGGTTACTGAGCCAGACTTGAGTCCACCCTTGTATTCACGCCAGCCGGAGCTGCCGAAAGAGGTGGTCTCAATGGCATCGGAAGTGGTGGTCAGTTCAACAGAGTTTACATTCTGCGAGATTGCAGTTCCGTTGAGCTGGACAACAACATCCGTCAGGATTTGCTTTGCCATTTATTTTCTCCTAATTAGTTAGCTAACACACGAACATTGAACTCGGCTGCCAGATAAGTAACATCTGAAATCAGCACTGATCCGTAGTTCGTCATTTCGGTCACTATGCAGTCAAAGGCCTTTCCGCCTAGTGTCCTATCCGATTCTACCGCAAGCGAAACGGATGAGTCTCCGGTGCTTGAGCAGTAGGCATCGAGATTTCTTTGAGCAGTTCTTTCATCTACCCTGCCAACAACTACTTGAACGGCAAAGTTGTATTCGGTCATTCCTCGCTTGAAGTCTTGGTGATACTGCACTCTTGCAAGTTGCACGATTGCGATTGGCGGCGATGGGTTGTCGGGGATAGTTGGGGAAACTCTTAGCCCCGGAATGGTCGCTAGGTTCGCAGCAAGTCCATCACGCAGCTCTGTTATTGAGGCCACTATGCCATCCTGATTTTGCGATATGGGTCAACTAGGTGTTGGACATCTGGGTCGAGTCTGAAGCCGACACGCATCGAGCCAAGCTCTCCGCTGATAATTCCTAGAGGCGAGTCAAGTCGCTTGAAGATTCTTGAGGCAAGAATGACAGTTGCCTGAGTGATTGCGATTGGGACAG